TTACCGATACAACGCTACCCAAGTGACTTGAACCTGTAATAGTTCCTGTAGAACTGATCAATCCACCAGTTAACAGATTGCCACCTGTAATATTAGCAGTTGCACTTATCAATCCACCTGTGAGCAAGTTACCACCGCTTACGTTGGCGGCTGACGTAATGTTACCACTAACGCTTACAAGTCCAGTCACATAAGCACCAGTGTTGGCAAATACTACCACGTTTGGTGTGCCGTTAACACTTACAGTTACGTTGGCGTTGGCTGTGGCAATGTTTACATTTGACGTACCGTTGTTGATATTGGCTACTGAGGTGATAACACCTGTCAAGAAAGCACCGTTACCAAGGATATAGTTACCTGTAACGTTTCCAGTTGCTGATACTTGACCAGCAGTTAAAATATTACCACCAGCGATGTTGGCCACGCTTGTGATGTTGCCAGTTGCTGATATTACACCACCAGTTGAAATATTACCATGTACAGCATTACCAGTACTGGACATTAACCCGCCTGTTAAGATGTTGCCACCCGACACGTTAGCGGCACTAATAATGTTGCCAGTCGAACTGATCAATCCACCTGTGAGCAAGTTACCACCAGCAATGTTGGCCACACTTGTGATATTACCAGTGGCCGATATTACACCACCTGTGACCAAGTTACCGCCGGTGACGTTGGCTGTGGCTGATATCAATCCACCTGTTAATAGATTACCACCAGTGATATTACCGGTGACTGTGGCTAGCCCACCTGTGACCAGGTTACCACCAATTACGTTAGCAGTTGCTGATACTAATCCACCTGTTAATACATTACCACCAGCAATGTTGGCCACACTTGTGATATTACCTGTGGCACTAATTACGCCACCAGTGTTAATATTACCACCAATCACATTGGCAGTAGCACTTACTAACCCACCTGTCAGCAAGTTGCCGCCAGCAATGTTGGCCACACTTGTGATATTACCTGTGGCAGACACTTGTCCACCTGTGACCAAATTGCCACCAGTAACGTTGGCAGCACTTGTAATTGTTGAGGTTGCAGAAATCAATCCGCCTGTTAATACGTTACCGCCAGTAATGTTACCACTTGCGGTCACAACTGAACCAATCAAGGTTGATCCTGTTACTGTTCCAGTTGCGGATATCAATCCGCCTGTGAGCAAGTTGCCACCAGCAATGTTGGCCACACTTGTGATATTACCAGTGGCAGTTACTTGTCCGCCTGTTGTGATGTTACCGCCAGTTACGTTGCCGGTAGCACTTACTAGTCCACCTGTACGCAAGTTGCCTGCATCAACGTTGGCAGTGACGTTTAGGCTTGTACCTGTAGCGGCACCAATGTTGGGTGTTGTGAGTTGAGCACTGGCCTTGACAATGATGTTACCTGTACCATCAAATGCTGTGGTTGTGTTGTCAACTTTGGCTGAAAATACAGTACCAGTTAAACTCAAACCTGCTGAAGTATTGGCCGAGTAAACTTGGCTAGTACTGAATGTACTGAACGTGATGTTTGACGTACCAAAGGTAATTGTGCCTGCTGGAGCACTCACAACAAAGGCTGTGCCGGCGTTGACGTTACCGTTTGTGGTAAAGAAGTAGTCGTTGATACTGAATGCGTTTGCGCTATCTGCGCCGTATTCGTCAGTGTCTGTGGAACGCACAATGTTTGTGGCGTTGGCCCAGGTGTAAACACCATTGTATACTGCATTGCCCTCGTCTTTAACCAAAATACGTGTACCAATTGTTTGCACATTACCTGTGTCGATCAAGTTGAACGACGTAGTAGTTGTTAGTTTTGCACCAACACCATTGGCTGCGCCATTGGGCTGTGTGTAGGTAATTGTACCACCTGTAGTTGTGGCCAAGTTAGCAGTTGTTGCTACGTATACTGGCTGGTGATAACTGATGCCTGTTGTGGCAAAGTTATCAACATATTCTTTAGTTGCCGCATCAGCATTTTGTACCGGACTTGCCAAATTGTTAATGTAAGTATTAGCACTCAACACAATATTACCAGCAGGGTTCAAGTTGATTGCACCTGTACCTGTGCTGATTGTCAACGCACCGCTAGTTGGACGAATCGTGCTTGTGTTTACGTTGCCGGCAATTACGTTTCCGGCTGTGCTAACTGATGTTGTGGCAAAAATGTTGTTGCCAAATACGTTGCCTGCGGCAGTTACCACACCTGAAGTAGAGATATTGCCACCAACCACGTTACCAGTTGCTGTGACCAAACCACCTGTGTTGATGTTACCACCAGTGACATTACCTGTGGCACTTGCATAACCGCCTGTGGCCAAATTGCCGCCAGTGATTGTGGTAGCACTTGTGATAGTACTAGTTGCTGATATTAAACCACCTGTCAGCAAGTTACCGCCTGTAATATTAGCAGTTGCTGACACCAATCCACCAGTCAAGATATTGCCACCAGCAATGTTGGCCACGCTGGTAATATTACCCGTAGCACTAATTACACCACCTGTGTTAACGTTACCACCAGTTACGTTACCTGTTACACTTACAATAGTACCTGTCAAACTTGGTGCATTGACAATTGTGGTTGCCATCACGTTGTTGGCATTGACGTTGGCAGCACTTGTAATATTAGCGGTAGCACTTACCAATCCGCCAGTCAAGATATTGCCACCAGCGATGTTGGCCACACTTGTGATATTACCTGTTGCTGATACTTGTCCACCAGTAACCAGATTGCCACCTGTGACGTTGGCAGTAGCACTTACCAATCCGCCGGTGAGCAAGTTACCACCAGCGATGTTGGCCACACTTGTGATATTACCTGTGGCACTGATTACGCCACCTGTATTGATGTTACCACCAACAATGTTGCCTGTTGCAGTGACTACTGTGCCGATCAAGGTAGAACCAGTTACTGTTCCTGTTGCACTTACTAGTCCACCTGTTAGGACGTTACCGCCAGTGATGTTGGCAGCACTTGTAATTGTACTTGTGGCAGATATTAACCCACCAGTCAACAAATTACCACCAGTAACGTTGGCAGTTGCTGAAACCAGTCCACCTGTTAGGACGTTACCGCCAGTGACGTTGCCGCTGACACTTAATAATCCAGAAATAAGTTCGCCTGCTGTGGTAAACACAGCCACGTTGGCCACGTTGCCTACACTGACTGCTACGTTGCCGCCAGCGGTATAGATTGAAACGTTAGAATTTCCGTTGTTGATATTGGCCACTGAGGTGATAACACCTGTTAAGAAATAGCCATTACCCAAAATATAATTACCAGTAACGTTACCAGTGGCTGAAACTTGACCAGCAGTTAATACATTTCCACCAGTGATGTTACCAGTGGCAGTTACTAGCCCACCTGTGTTAATATTGCCACCTACCACGTTAGCAGTGGCACTGAGTGTTGTTCCAGAAATTACGTTGGCACCTGAAATATTGCCGCCTGAACCACTGGTACTGATATTTCCAAAAGTGGCATTACCAGTTGCTGATACTTGGCCAGCCGTTAATAAATTACCACCAGCGATGTTGGCCACACTTGTGATATTACCTGTTGCTGATATCACTCCACCTGTGTTGATATTACCACCAACCACATTGCCACTTGCTGTGACCACTGAGCCAATTAGTGTAGAACCAGTTACTGTGCCAGTGGCTGATACCAGGCCGCCTGTAACCAGATTTCCACCTTGTATATTACCTGTAGCAGTTACTAAACCAACAGTGTTTAAGTTGCCGCCATTTACATTACCACTTACACTTAAAAGCCCTGTGATGTATTCACCAGTAGTTGCAAATACCGCAACGTTAGCGGTACCGTCTACAGTGATTGCAATGTTGCCGTTGGCAACAGGAGCCGCAATATTACTGGTACCCGAAGTAATTGGGAAGCCAGCACTGGTAGCAGTAACACCAGTCAACTGCGAGCCATTACCAATAAAGTAACTGCCTGTTATGTTACCGTTGGCAACAATGGTCGTACCTACTGTGAGCGCACCGTTTACAGCAACAGTATTGGCTGTGATAATGTTGGCTGTGCTGAGAATTCTAGTCCACGAGTTGGTGGCGCTGGAATATTGGTATGATACCTGATTTACTACGGTAACTTGTCCATTTGTAGGCGATACTGGGAATGACATATGACTTTGCTCCTGCTATGTGGTACTTATGCCAATTAGAAACTTTTCTTTCTTGGTCATTGTATTTTTGCCTGCTCCGCCAACCACTGTTCTCGAGTCATTGGCGGCGGTTGTACTAGGGTTTTTTGCTGTTCTAACCACTGTTCTCGGGTCATTTTTTGTGAATTTTCTTGAGTGGACTGTTCTCGCAGCCATTCTTCAGCAGTCATTGTTCTGTTTACTGTGCTTGTGGACTGTTGGGGTGGCGCGGTGTTGACTTGAGCCTGTGATGCCAGCCATTGTTCTCTAGTCATGGGTGCAGTGGACTGTTGTTGTGCCAACCACTGTTCGGCTGTCATTTTTGTTTGTTCTGCTAGCCACTGCTCAACTGACATTTTTGGTGCTGGTTGTTCAGCAGTTTGAGTGTTGTTTGGAGTATAGCGTGGATATTTTTCTTTCACTGCTCGTATTCGGGCTGCCATTTCTGCAGGAAACACACCAGCATGATACAGGGCATCCAATTGTTCTTCAATACTGGGATACTCTTTGGCTCGATTTCTTTGATATTCGTTCCAGTCATAGGCCTGTTGCAGACGCTGTTGTTCTGCTAAAATCTGCTCCATAGTAACGGGTGCAGTCTCGGGCTGGTGCCATACTATTGTTTGATCGTATATACCCACGCTGACTTCTGCGCCAGGCACCAGACTTTGAATGGCATGAAACAGTGTTATCATGATGCGGCAATCTCCATGGCTATCAACCAAATATTTGTACTGGTCAGTGTGCTACTGGCGTTGCTTACTTTTTGCTGTAGTTTGTAGGTCACAGCACCAGTGGTGCCCGGTGAGTCTATATAACTGTATGCAATAGAACCAGTTACACCAATGCCGCCGCCTGTTACTGTTGTACCGCAGGTTTGTATTTGCAAACTGGTACTGGGACTTCTAACCAATTGAGTATCAGCATTAACGTTTTGTCCCGACAATGATGTAAAACTTGCAGTGCCAGTTGCTATGACAAAAATCTTACTGGTTGTGCTGGAAGGCGTAATGGTTACGTTTGCATAACTGATATCAGCATAAGCAGTGCTATTTGTTATACCACCACCTAGGCTCGAACTCATTACTGTTTGTACCACAGCACCCACAGGCATATTTCGTGCTAATAATCTGTTGTTGGTGTAAAGATTTTGAGTGTAGGTGTTACGGAAATAGACTGTGCTGGTGCCAATGTCATAGGTTAAATTAGCCACTGGCACCAGAGTACCTGATATGGCCACATTGGCTACAACTCCTCCAGCAAATGCCGGTGAAGTGGTATCAACCCAGTAAGTGCTAGTACCATCATTGATATACTCATACAAAACGTCATTAGAAGTGTCGTACCATTGATCGCCTACTTTGGAGGTTGCAGGAGGGGCTACGTTGGCAGTGTAGGTAATACCAAAAGGAACAGGTGTACCATTGGCGTAGTAATAATTGTCTGACAAGAAGCCATTACCAAGAATATTTCCAGTGGCACTGACAACTCCAGTGACATACTCACCCGAAGTGGTAAACAATGCTACGTTACTGCTATTGTCAATATTGATACTGACGTTGCCGTTGGCACTGTCTATTTTGACATTGCTGTTACCATAGTTTATACTGGTACCACCAGAAGCATTAATACCTGTTAGTTGACTACCATTACCAATAAAGTATTGTCCAATAACATTGCCGCCAGCCGATATTCTACTGTCCACATTGACGTTGCCAGCATGTATATTACCAGTATCTACGTTGCCGCCTGTGATGTTGCCTGTGGCTGTAATATATCCAGTTGTAACAAGATTACCACCCTGTACTCGACCAGTAGCACTAACAATATAAGATGTTACAGTACCGCCAGGTGCATTTAAATTGCCACCTTGTATGTTACCAACGGCAGAAACTTGCCCGCTAGTTATAACATTACCACCAACAACATTGGCAATGGCTGTGACTGTGGTGGCTGTGACTGTGGACCCTATTAGGTTATTGCCAGTAATATTTCCACCAGCACTTATAGTTGTGTTAACTGTAACTGTGTTGGCATTGACTCTGCTGGCATCAATGTTGCCACCAGTTATGTTGCCAGTGGCCGATACCTGTCCTGTGGTTTGTAAATTACCACCTGTGATGTTAGCAGTGGTTGTAACTGGTCCTGTTAGACTGACCAAATTACCAGTGTATGTGGGCAAGAATGCAGCCACATTGGCATTTGAGTAGTTGCCGGCTGGCAAGTTTGTTAGTTGACTGCCATCACCAATGAAGTATGCACTGGTTGTGATATTACCTACAGCACTTACTGGTCCACTTACCGTGACATTGCCGGCATTAACTCTGCTGGTATCAACATTGCTGCCTGTGATGTTGCCAACTATGGAAATGTTTCCACCTACAATGTTGGCAGTGGTTCTCAGCAGTCCAGTCATGTTTGGCATACTGCCAGTGTAAGTTGGCAAGAAGGCTGCTACATTGGCATTAGAATAATTACCTGCTGGCAAGTTTGTGAGTTGACTGCCATCACCAATGAAGTATGCACTGGTGATAATGTTGGCCACCGCTGATACCGAACCACTGGCAGTGATGTTGGCCGCATTTACTCTGCTGGTGTCAAGATTAGCCGCAGTGATATTTCCTGAGGCTAGTATTGTGCCTGAGGTTCTCAGGTTGCCACCTGTGACATTGGCTGTGGTTGTTACTGGGCCAGTCAGGCTGACCAGATTGCCTGTGTACGTGGGCAAGAAGGCAGCCACATTGGCATTTGAATAGTTGGCATTAATGCCTGTAAGTAAACTACCATCACCAATAAAGTAACTATTAGTAGTGATGTTACCAATTGCACTTATAGTAGTACCTACAGTGACATAGCCTGCGTTTAATCTACCTGTGTTAACATTACCGCTAGTGATATTGCCCGTGGCTGTGATCTGACCCGCGGTGCGTAAGTTGCCGCCCGTTATGTTAGCAGTGGTTGTAACTGGTCCTGTCAGGCTCGCTAGGTTGCCTGTGTATGTGGGCAAGAAGTCTGCTACGTTTGAGTTGCCATAACCAATGTTGATACCAGTCAGTAGCGCACCGTTACCCAAAATATAATTGCCGGCAATGTTACCTGTGGCAGTCACAGTGCCAGCAACATACACACCTGTGTTAGCAAATGTCACAACATTGCTGGTACCATTGACTGTGACAACAATATTAGAACCAGGATTAGGAATAAGAATGTTGCTGTTGCCGTTGACAACTTCACTGCCAGTTGTGGCCACGATGCCTGTGAGTTGACTGCCATTGCCAATGAAATAATTGGCTGTGATATTGCCTGTGGTTGTTATACCACCCGTGGTATCAATACCGCCTGTGCCTAAATAGATAGAATTAAACCGTAGACTGGGTGTGCCAATGTCGTAAACATTGTCCAGTCTAGGAAACAGGGTGTTGTTGAATTGTACACGCCCAATGCCAGATGGGCTTAGAATTAAGTTGCTGTTGAGTACTGTGGTGGTAATAGTGTTATTACCAATTTGAATGTTGCTGAGTACCGGCCCAGCCGCAAAAATCTGATTGAAGTTTTCGTTGGTATAGTCAAATGCTGTGCGTAACGGACTGCCTTGCCCATCATCTGGGTATGCACCGATGTCAATGATATACTGTGTCATAAATTAGAGTCTCTGAGTATATTTACCGCAATCAAACATACCCAGAACTCGCTGGACACTAGAGATCTTGACCAGTTACCACACGATCTAAAAACATCTGTAGGGGTATATGAAGTAGATTACTAAACACTTTTAACTCTTTTATGTCTGCTGTGGTTGCTCCGCATACTCTTACAAAGTTAGTTTGCGGAAAATCTTGGGCAATCGCACACAATTGTCGGACCCAGTTACCAGTATATGTAGGAGCGGCGTCGTGTTTTTTATAAAAATCTGTGCCGGCATACACATTGTTAAACCGTTGATTTTCTGTAGGTCCCATATCAAAACCCAACATGTATACCGTTTGATTTCCGTTTAGTGCCGCAAGGGCAACTGCAATAGGTCCTGAACTGTTGCCATGATATTTTTTAGGTACAGGCAATGCACCCAACCCGTGTAAGGGCTTGCGAGTATAAAATTTGTGTCGAATACTATATCCAGAATTTTGAATAGTTTCAGCAATGGGTCTATCAGTGGCCACAAGACAATCAGGTTCAAAATCTCTATAGAGTGCGTTACAGCCGTAAATTTTACCCAATGATTGCAGTTGAGTTAGATCAACTGCTTGTCGGCTGATGCCGTTGCCCAATACAAATGCTCTGGTCATAAAAAATCCTCCTTGTAGTTAGCAAGGAGGATGTTGACAGGTTACAAATTAACTTGTAACGTTGACCACTTGTGCCAATTGCAGTGAACCGTTTGCGGCTTCCACACCGTTGATAATTTCTGCACCTGACCATGTCACAGTGCCTTCGTCTGTGAAGAAGTTGGTCACATAGAAGTTTTCACTTGAGTAGATGTTTTCACCAAGATTGCTACTGCTGTAGTTGCCATAAGTCATACCGTTCCAGTCACGAATCCATTTGTTGGTAATATAACTGGCGTACACAGCGGCTGAGTCGCCCACTGAGTATTGAATACTCATATTGCCGGCTGTGGGTGTGCCTGTGTTGCTCAACACACATACGCCGACTGGATAGCCTTCGCCTGTGCCTGATCCCACTGCTACTGCTGTGAATATGTCACCCACTGCGGCATCAGCACCTGCGCCGCATGCCTGCCAGTCGGTTGTGCCCAGCGTGGAAATCTGATAGGCCTGTCCAACAATAAAACTTTCATCTGCTGTGGCAGTGGCTGTGTAGGCCACCAAGAACTTGTGCGCACCTTTTTGGCGTATCAAACGACCAGCACCGGCAGTAGTGCTTGTACCATCTGCTAAAGTAATATTGACTGCTGCCAACACTTCTGGGAATGTGGCACTGGCTGTGCTGGTAGTAGGTGAACCACCGACCACACCCAGGAACTGATCAGAATTGAGTGTGTCAGCCGAGTTGTATGGCGTTGCTGGTGAGGTTAAACTACCGAAGTTTGGAAAACCAGCATCTGTCAAGATAGTTTGGTTGTAGGTTGTGACCTCAGGATTGGAACCGGTAACTGTACTACCTGAACCAACGTTGTTTTTTTGAATTTTTAGTGCTCTTCCCATTTGATTTCTCCTTATAGAAGCCCCATGCGGGTTCTAGCCGCTACGCGGTGGGTATTAATCGCCGCATAAAACGCCCAATTGCGTTGACTGTATTTATGGTCATTGGTTTATTTTGGGCTGTGCTGTCATTGATTTAAATATTGTGATGACCACAGATGATCTAATTGCCCTGGGCAATCAAGCAAGAGAACAACACCGTCCCGAACAGGCCATAGCATGCTATGCACAGGCTTTTGTGCAAGACCTCAACTGCTTTGCAGGTTTCAACAACTATGGCAACGTGCTGAGAGAAATGGGCGACGCTCAACGTGCCATTCCTTTTTTGGAAACAGCACGACTGATAGATCCCACAAATGTCACAGCAGAATTCAATCTGGCCGTGGCACATCTCATGCTGGGCAACTATGAGCAGGGTTGGCGCTTGTACGAAAGTCGCTGGCGCTACGAACACCTGGAGGGTACCAAGCCTCGATTGCCCCGACCTGAATGGGCCGGTGAAGATCTACGTGACAAGACCATTTTGGTCATAGGTGAGCAGGGATTGGGAGATCAAATTCAGTTTTTGAGATTCTGTGGCAATTTGCAAGACCGGGGTGCCAAAATTAGACTGCATGTGAGTCCCAGTATCAAGCCCCTGTTGATCAACACACCCCCAGCCATCCTGAGTGTGACTGCCAATACTGAAGATGTGATAGGTGATTTTGACTACTGGGTGGCCATGATGAGCCTGCCAAGACTGCTGAACATGCGACTGGAGAATGTACAACACTATTTGCAATATGTGCAACCTGATCAGGCTAGAGTACAGGCCTGGGCTGAACGCCTGGGCATCCCAAAACAACGCATGAGAATTGGCATTGCATGGTCAGGACGCAAAGACTCCTGGATCAACCAACACAAAAGCATGCCGGCTGAGACCATGGCCGAACTGGTGCGGCGATTTCCTGAACATCAATGGATCAACCTGCAGGTAGATGCGTCGGATGAAGACACTGCTACGGTCAAGGCAGCAGGAGTAGAGTGCTACCCAGGCACCATAAACGATTTTGCTGACACAGCCGCACTCATGCATCACATGGATCTTGTGATTTCAGTAGACACTGCTGCCGCACATCTAGCAGGTGCCATGGGACGTCCGTTATGGATCCCACTCAATGCTTATGGCCACTGCTGGCGCTGGATGCAGAATCGCGATGACTCGCCTTGGTATACCACTGCTAGACTGTTTCGTCAAGAACGCTATGGCGACTGGTCAGGTCCTATGAATAAAATCGCCAAGTTCTTGGGTTGGTTTAAGATTTAATATAAACTTTTTTAATATTTTTGTCAATAAAAAACGCCCCGAAGGGCGTTTTTATTAAAGTAATTGTAATCGATAGATCACGAAAAACTCAGGTTAGAAACGGCAATTTCTCCGACATAGTCACCAGCATTGCCGAATGAAGAGGCAGTGTTAGTGAGTTCAATGAAGCCATAACGTGTCATAAATGATACGACTGGTTCAAAGGTTGTTGGATCCAACACAACACCGCTTGACATCAATGGGATGTATGGGCAGTAGAATGCTGGAGCGTCTGCTTCTGAAGAACCCTTGTAGCCAACCAACACAGGAGTTGTGTCACTAGCATAAGAGTCAACGAACACACGCATTGCGCCGTTGAGTGTACCAACAAACTTGGTGTTTGTTGGTGCTTCAAATGTACCTTCTGTAGTACGTGCAAATGCACTAGTAGTTGCACTTTGCAACACTGTCAAACTTGCACTAGATACAACTGCGTAGTTACCTGCGCCACGACGTGTGCGTTGTGCGATCAAGTTAGCAACACGGTTGATCAAAACTGCCAATGCGGCATGTTCGTCACCAACGAATGTAGCAGTACCTGAAACGGTTGCTTGGTTGTATGTGTACTCAGTTGCGGCCAAACTACGGAGACTCAAAAGAATCTCTTGGTCAATTTCAGCAGTGATCTCTTGAGCCAAAGCAGCCATGATTTCGGCTTCAACGTCGATACCATGCATTGCTTGTGCGTCTTGAGCGGCTTCAAATGTCCAACGTGCTTGCAACTTGCGAGTCTTGGCTTCAACAGCCTGCTTCAAGATTTGCACGCTAATTTGACGACCACCAGAACCTTCTAGAACTGATGTGTTAGCACCAGAGTAGATGTTTTGTGTTGAGTCAACAGTACCTGCTGTCACGCTAGATGCTGAAGAGTATGCTTGAGCAATAGTGAATGGGCTCAATGCTTCTTGACCAGCGGCAACACTAGTTTGTGCTGGGCTGTTGTCAGTCATAGAGTTGGCATAACGCACACGCAGAGTGTGGATTTGACCAACTGGACCTGTCATTGGCTGAACGCCTACCAACTCGTTAGCAATAACAGTTGGCATTACACGTCGGATCACTGGCAAAATCACACGGTTCAATGTTGCAATATTGCCACTGCCTGTTGAACCAGAACTTGCGTTTTCCTTCAAGTACTTGCGAGTGTTTTCGAGGATCACACTCATTGAGTTGCGCTTGGAACCGTTCAAACCTTCAAGCAATGCTTCTTTGGTTTCGCCCCAGCGACTTTCTAATAGTTGTTCTGACATTTCTGTCTCCTTTTTCTTTGTTTAGAGGCCTGCCAGGCGCTTGATAGCAATAACGTTGCTGTTGTCTTCAACATTATCTTCTACTTGGCTACGGGCAGTTTTATCACCAGTCACTTCCGACACACTTTCAACAATCACTTTACGGCTACTTGTTGATCGGCCTTCGGCTAGTACGGCTGGTAGATACTTTTCAAATGCGGCATTCAGACGGGCTGTTTGTACGCTTTCGAGTAAATTACGCATTGTTTCACGCTTCTCTTCATTGAGAGGTGCGAGCAATTCTTCCAAGGTGTTTTGACGCACATTGGATTCTTTGATAATACGTATTTCACGTTCTTTGGACTCAACCAGAGTTTTTGCTCTCTGTGTGAGTTTGATGGCTTCACTCAATTGATGATCTTTGTGTGCCAGCATATCATGCAACTTACGAACTTCGGCTTTCTCATTGAGATGAGTAGCACCAAATTCAGCGGCGTATGCTTCAAAGATACGACGACCAAAATTGTTCTCGCGAGCAACCTGGATGTCTTCATGTAATTGTGTGAGTTCAGCCTTTAGGTGACGGCTAACAGCCTGGCTCATCTTCTCGGCACTTTCTTTTACAAAACGTGCTTTGAGATTTTCCAGTTGACCACGTGCTTCACGGACCAAACGAACCTTGGTTTCCACCACGTCACGTTTGTCTGTTGCAAATTCTTGAATTTCACGGGCCAATGCATGTACCACAAAGTTTTCCAGTTTACCCAGTCCCTCTGTGTGCATCTTACGATCTCGACGCAATTCGCCGATTTCCTCTGCCAATTTTGTGACCATGAAGTTGTTGAACTTAGTTGCATCTTCTTTGATCTTGACTTGGAAACGAACACGGTCTTCTGCCAATGCCTGCTTTTCAGCAACCACGGCGTGAACTTCTGCGGCAAGACCTTCTGTTACCATTTTGTCTAAGGCTTCTACCATCACTGATTTGTCATGCTCATAGCGTTGCGCAAATTCCTCGCGGAGTTCTGCGCGAACCTGTTCACGTGCTTCAGTCAGTTTGGCATCCCAAGCCTCACTGATAGCCGTGCGAGTTTCCTCGTTGATCAGTTCACTATCAAGCAATGGTTTAATAGCATCTAGCATGCTTTTACTCCTTATATTTTGAGATCTTTGATCAAACGAGTTACCTCGTTCTGCAAATATCTCTGTACCTTGCTGTCCTTGCCTGCGTCTTTTGCCACGTCCAGAACCCTATGTCCGTACTTCATGTTGAGAAGTCCTTCATATATGGCTCTAGGATAAGCATGTGGTGCGCTGGGTTGAGCAACAACATCGACAGTGACAATTTCAAAGTCACTGACATGTCCGTTGCCGTCGTTCACGTTACCGGAACCACGGCTCGAAACTCCGAGTTTGACACCTGAGTCCAACATAGTTTTAACCAGTTGTCCCATTGGTGTTGGAATAATTCTCAACTTGCCATAACCGCAATGTCCATCCATCCACATTTTGTCAATGGTGTGACTCACACGATCCAAGTTGATTTTGAGATCTTCTGGGTGATCGACTTCGCCCATCACGCTGTAGCCTTCAACAACTTGTTTGTTGATGGTGTCCACAGCCTTGGCAATTTCATGCACAGGGTACACACGTTCGTTGGCGTTCTTTACTCCGCCTTCGATACAGATGCCTTCCATGTACAAGTTCTTGCCATTGAATGGGCCTTTGCCGTCAGGAGCATCTTCGACCAAGACGCGAATCTTGGCCTGATTGAAGTTCAAATGCTCTTGTAGATATCTCATTTAGATTAGGCCTTTGGCAATGGTGAACGTGTGTTCACGCCTGCGGCTTGTGATGTCACTGGCTTGGGTGCGGCCTTGGGATCTTGTGTGCCTTGAGCAGGTGTGTTGCCCACTTTGCCAATCAAGTCCTTGGTAGTTGGAGCAGGACGACCTTGTGCTGTGTCACCGGTCATTTTGACTGGTGCGCCTGCCATGCCTGTCTTGCCGCTGTTGAATGCCACTGTTGACTTGGTGTTGGTACCACCTTCTTCGGCTGTTGTAGTCTTTGGGTGTACTTGCTTGAGATTGATGGCTTCTTCCATGGGCATGGCGCCTTCAGTTTCAAACTCGTCGTCTTGCACTTCAAGATCGGTCATGTCGGGTGTGTCGTCCATGTCTTTGGCGTCACCACCGTCCATCATGGCTTCAAATTCTGCCATGAGTTCGTCTAGTTTGTCTTCCAAATCAACCACGCGATTTTCAAGATCACCTTCGTCATGTGCATCTTCGATGTCGTGTGTTAGATCTTTGCCGGCAGTTTCTGCTTCATCGTCGAATTCGCTGTCATCTTCGCTCATGCCTTGTTCTTCCATTTCCACGTCGTCGATCATGTCTTGGGCTTGGCTTCCACCAAGGCTTTCGCTCATGTCTGTGTCAACTTCAACAGGCTCTTCACCCATGGCATTGTCTTCTTCAATGCTTTCTTCTTGTTCTTCGGCTTCTTCATCCATGAGGTCTTCATAGATAGCACGACTCTTGGCCACAACAATTTGGTGGAAAAGTTCTTTGGCCTTGGCTTCTTCGTCATTGATCACGTATTCGATCAATTGTTCAAACTGGTTCTTGCTCATTCATGTCTCCTAAAGGGTGTGTTGGGTAGTCCTGCCCTCATGGCAGATCTATACCTATATTTACACTATAGGCAAAAACTATGCGGTTTATGGTGGGTTTTTTGCAATAAATGACAGTTTTTTTACATCGCAGGCTGTGCTGGCGGTGCATACTGTTTGCGGATCAGTTTGAGTTTTTCCGCATACTCATAGGTGCGAGTATCTTGCATACGGCGCAGTTTGTTCAACTGCTTGAGTGTGAGTTTGGTTTTACGCAGTTGACCCAGGTGGGGCTGTGTGTTGTCTGCCGCAACATCTTGATAGCCTTTGGGCGCACGCTCGTAAATTTCATTCAGGATCATGTTGTATTTATAATCCTGCGGGTGTGGCAGCCGGTGCTTGAACACCGGGAATAGTTCCTCCTACAGCGCCAGCAGGGGCGGCTGATACAGCACCCTCTGCTCCAGGTGCCTGTAAGTTGGCCATTTCTTCACCAGTGGCAATATCAGTTTCCATGCCGGCTGGGGTGATGCCAATTGAACGTAGATCCTGTCCCTGTGTGGTTTGCAGTTCAGGCTGATCACGTTCTTCACGCCACATGGTTTCGTTGCGTTCAATTTCGTCCTTGCTGAGACCCAAGAAACGCTCTAGCATAAAGCGTTTTGACATGTAGGGCAAGGGCTCTAGGCTGGTAAAACTAGAGATACGTGCTGTGTCCATCTCGGCTTGACGGTAACTGGCAAAATTTTGTGGCGGATTGAATCGCAGTTGGAACAGGCCAGCGTCAATGTTGAAGCCTCTCCAGCGCAGGAACATCTTGAATTCGTCATCCAGTTTCTGCATGATTAGTGCTTGTAATCGCTCACAATACTGGTTGAATCTGTACTCTTGAATCAATGCTGTGCCCACTTTGCCGTCCTGCATGGTGCGCTCAGAATCATCGGGAGCAGTGGGCAAATAACTGCTAGGCACACGCAAACCACGGGCCATTTTATTGTTGAAATACTTTAAATCGTCGATTTCGCCTAGATTTTGACCGCCGGGCAACACATCTACTGATGAGCCACGTCCGTCTGCACCTGTTGGGAAAAAGAAGTCTTCATTGATTGATAGCGGATTGTAACTACTATCCATGATATTGCCACCACCGCCACCAAATGTGGGAATTCTGCGCTGGTGCATTTCGTTTTTCACACGTTCCACAAAGGCCATAGCCAAGTGTGATGGCATGTTGCCCACATCAATCTTGAACACTCTGCGCTCAGGAGCACGTTGTACACGATAGATCAACAAGGCATCTTCCAACAGTTCTTTTTGTTTGAATACTTTGAAAATGTTTTCAAGTATGGATTTGCCAAAGGGCCAGAATGTGTCCAAGCCTTCGTTAAGACTTAGATGCACCACGTGTTTGGCATCAATACAGGTTTCGTTCACAGCACGGCTGAATCTGCTGGTGCCTGTCATGGCAGTATTGGGCATGGTATAGCCCGAGCCTTGATTGTAGCCACCGCCTGTGGGTGGGTTGACCATGAAGTCTGTGGTGGTCTTGGCTGCCACAGTTAGATTCTGGAAGTTGGGATTGATGTCACGAATGATGTACTGCTCTGGACGTTTGCCTTCGGATTCGTTCACAATCACTCGGCTGACCTTGCTCATATCCACCCAGTACATTTCAAATGTTTCGGGGTCACGCACAAACACTTGATCACCGTACTTGATGGTATTGCGGAACAGTTTGAAGATGCGCTGATCCAGTTTATTGAGTTTGGTCCACTGTTGCATCTGCTTGCGAATAATCTCTATTTCATGATCAGTGGGCTCGTCGTTGTAGTTGATTTCAAAAGGCGTGTTGTTGTCTTCGCTGAGTTGTGTAGAGAACTCAGCAATAATGTCCAAACAGGCATTGACTTCGGAGTCAGCATCCATGTTTTCATACTGATTGTAGCGTTCGATACGATTTGGGTGTCCTGAGTACACTTCTGGCAGTCGTGATGCATAGTTGCGAAACGCAAAATCTGTCTGTGCCAGATTGGTTCCGCGGCCATCGTTGCGGGGATAACCCGGCAGTCCTGAATCTCTGCCGCCCGAAATTGGGCTCATCTGACCTGAGAGGTCAGCCACTTTGAAATATTTTCGCCATCCAGCCATAGTGTGTTATTTAGTGTTAGTTCCGGGCTCGTTGCAGTATCTTGCTGTTGATAGAATTATTGGCTTTCATAAGCCCAATCAGTTCATCCATTTTGGCTATTTGTATCACAATTAGATCATTTTGATTTCTAGCATTGTTGATTGCAGATGAAGTTTCAGTTGAGGCCTGGGCACTGGCTATATTGGTGTCCACGTTTCTCAACGAAGATGCATAACGGTCAACAGGTCCCGACATTGTGCCTCCAGGGCCTGCTGTGACTGTGCCTGCTTTGCCCCCTTCTACCATCATCTTGGTTTCTAAATACCTGCGTTGTTCTACTGGAGAAAGGTCACTGTAGCGTTTGTTTAGATCAAATCCTGCTGCCTGGAATCTCTGTTGATAGGCTCTGGTATCATTTTCATTAGGAGGAGCCCAGCGTTTGATTGCATCAGCAATGCTGAGATTTTGATAGTTCTTGCCTTTCATGAGTGCATCAGCGGCTTTGTATCCCATGTCCATGGTAGGGAATATAGCAAATCTGCCATCACTGCCAGTGGCACCCATGCTGATCGCAAAAGGTCCGTATTCAATATTGCCTGGATTGTTGTTGCGCCAGTTGCGGTTGCCACCTTGACGCTGTTCCACCACTTGACCAGCCTGATTCAGTATGGTAGTGGTCTGATTGACCATGCTGGCTGTGCCACCCACTGCTTCGTTACCCCGTCCAGTGCCCGTGGTGCCTGTGGTAGTACCTGTGCCGGGTATTTTGCTAGTTACAGTTTCAATAGCACCACTGAGATTTGACATAGCCCTGGTGGTACGATTTACACCTTGATTGATAAAGGTCTGAAGCGCACGAGTTGCTTCCATCTGTTCCTGACGCAATCCTACCTGTGCTTCTGTGGCCTTGTCTAAATTTTTCCTTTGATCTTTTGCCTCTTCTGCGGCTATCTTTTCTTGCTCAAGATTGTCTTTGCGAAGTTTGTTAATTGATCCCAATTGAATAAACACATCGTCAAATCCACCAACTTTACCCAATCCCGTAAATTCGCGCCTTCTTTGTTGTCCTTCTGTACCAATCATGTCAAGTATTGCACCCGGAGCCTCGCCACTTTGTCTGGCTATTGCTTGAAATGCCACTGGTGCAGTTCTCAAAAGTTTTTCTGCTTCTTTGTTGGTGCCTGCAAATCCGGTCATAGCACCTATAATTGCTGTTTTCAGTTCTTGTGTTGGTGCCCTGTCTATAAGTTCATCATTTAATGCTTTTTGTGTTTCAAATGCCTTGGCCTGTGCCTCATTACCAGCAAGTCTGGCCTGTGCGGCTTTGTCTTCTAGTTCCATTTGCACAGCAACAAATCGCTGTTCCATCATTCTGGCTTCGCGTTCTTGTTGAATTGTTTCTGCGTTTTTGCCTGTGAGTTTAGACAACAGATCCAGATTTTTGATATACTCTGCGGCACCTTGTGTGAGTTCGCCTGTGGTCTTGCGCTGTGCGGCTCCTGTTAATGTTTGTATTCTCAAATAACCGCCCATGCCCGAATTGATATCATTCACGGTCATGCCCATGCGCAGGAATTCTGTTTGCAGGCCGCTTCTCTGAATTCCTTTGGCCACGTCAGTGAACACTCGAGTGCCTTGATTTACCGTGCCACTCATCAAGGCCAATGATTCGGCATTTTGTTTGATAAGATTACCAAAGTCGCCCAGTTGTTCAATATTGTAGCCAAAGTCCTGCATGCTTTGGAACACACCACTCATGCCCGAAGCACTGGCAGCACCAAACTTGCTGAGTGACTGATAACTTTCGAACAGTTTGTCACTCTGCTTGTTGACTTCTACCACATATCTAGCACCGGCTGTGGCCAAGCCACCAATGATCCTGCCCAAGATACCAAATTTGGCAGCAAATGCATCAATTGCGTCGGCACCTGCTTGGATACTGTCGTTGTAGACCGATGCACCTTGTTTGCCGTCTTTCAGGGACTCGCCAAAGTTCAACATGGAAGTGCCCAGTTGTTTTAGGCTGAGATTCAGTTGATAGGTATAGTTTTTGATGCCGGCTTTGGCATCAGCAAAGGCTTCTGCTGTTTCTTTACTGACTTTGCCAGTTCGATTGAATTCTGTATTGAATTGATCAAATGCGGCTTGAATTTCTTCTGGGGTTAAGGATGTGGCCATAATTATATTTACCGGAGAAAAATATGCAACAACCAAACCCCCTCAGTCAGTACTTTAGACAACCTGCAATACACATTAGACTGCCTTCAGGAGGCAAATTCTACCCTACAGGCAGTTTAAACATGCCGCCCAATGGCGAATTGCCTGTATTGCCCATGACAGCAGTAGATGAAATAACCTATCGCACACCTGATGCCTTGTTCAACGGATCAGCCATTGTGAGTGTGATCCAGAGTTGTGTGCCCAGCATTAGAGACCCTTGGGCCATGCCCAGCACTGACATTGACGCTGTGTTGGTGGCCATAAGAATTGCCAGTTTTGGCCATGGCATGGACATTGCCAGCACCTGCCCCAGTTGCAATCACAACGAAGATCTCACACTAGATCTACGAGCCATCAATGATCAAATACGTCCTGGAGACTATGACAAGAGCCTGGCCTTGGGTAATCTTGAATTTTATTTCCGACCCATCAACTACCGAGACGTCAATCAAAACAATCAAACACAGTTTGAACAGCAACAGGCCTTGAGAAGCATTGACAGTGATCAAATCGAAGAAACTGCTAAACTGGAGCAGTTGAACCGGAGTATGAAGATCATCAATGAACTCACGCTCAAAACCATTGCTCAAAGCATTGGCGCCATCAAGACACCAGATGCACTGGTGACTGAAGTTGATCACATTTTGGAATTCTTACGCAACTGTGACAGCAGAACATTTGCTCAACTGAGAGATCATGCCATCAGTCTCAAACAAGCCAGTGAGATCAAACCAGTTGAGTTGACCTGCACAGAATGCAGTCACCAGTACGCACAACCCTTTACCTTGGACATGGCAAGTTTTTTCGGGGACGCCTCCTGATCTCAGATCCCCAGGAAATCAATCAGTTGATAGAGACCATGGACAAGGAATGTCAACAGATCAAACAAGAGGCAATAAAATTCAGTTGGTACATG